CCCGCAGAAATTCCCACATATTCAAATCTCCACAAAGCCCTGAGTGACGGTGTCGCCCAGATCGGCGGGCGTGAGCGCCCGTGTCATCGCGATAATCAACGCCACTGCGCCGTCAATTTTGCTGCGCGGCTGTTCCTTGCGCGGGAACACGTTTTCGTTCGCGTCCACCTTCGCAACGACATTGGCCATACACCATGTCATGATCGGATTCCCGTCATGGTGTATGCGACCATCTTTCATTAGTGCCGAGATCCATTTCATCGGCTCTGACAGAACCATCGTTTTCATTGGCACCTCGATCAGCGGTGCATCCGGCATTTCATTCAGAATGTGCGTGACCATCATGGTGGCCGAGTATTGATCGAACCCCAGACCTTCGACCCGCCTAGTTTCCAGATCTTGCAACGCATCTCTGGCGATGTATTCCAGATCAATGATGTTCCCATCCGTCACGGTCAGGTGCCCCTGATCGTGCCAACCGTGGTAATGCCTGTTCTTGACCGCGCCCGCCGCCGCTTCCGGCAGGTAGAATTTTGGGCTCACAATGTAGTAGTGCGCATCCTTGCCAGACCCACGCCGGAACACCGGAACATAGGCTGCCAAGTCTTCCTTACTGGCCAGATCGAACCCGCCGAACATTTCGTCTACGGAGAAATCTGCCGGGTTAAGGGACTTGTCTTCGAGCGCGTTCCATTGCTCCATATTGAAATACGGATGGCGTGCCTGCACCCAGATGTTCAGATGTTTTGTCTGAAACGCCGCCAGACTGCTGGGCTGCTGCACCGCGTTATCCCGCGCCCGCTGCAGAAATTCCAGACCAACCGAAACATCAACATTCGGGTTAGCCTTGATCAGCGCTGCGTCAGCTCGGAAATCGTCATCCTTGTCTATGCCATAGATAAGGCCAAACGCCCGATCATCATCAACTGTCCCGGCGAGAATTTCTTCCAGCCGTTTCTGATGAGTGTAACACGGTCCTTCAATGTTCGATCCGGCGGTAGTGATTACCAGTTCCAGCGGCTGTTCGCGCGCGCCCATGCCAGTGCGCTGTGTTTCGACCATCGCATCGGTATCGTGCTCATGATACTCATCAATCAACGCACATGATGGCGATGCGCCATCGCCCGGCTTGCCGATGATCGGCTGAAACTTGGACCCATCCGGCAACATCAGCGACCGCGCCGCAACGGTTACTTTCCATCGCCGCCGCAGCCCCGGTGTCCGCTGCACCATCAGATGCGCAGGCTTGAACACCTCCATAGCCTGATCAAGACTGGTGGCGCCGCTATAGACCTCGGCGCCGAATTCACCATCAGCGCAAAACATATACAGCCCAATAGCCGCTGCCAGGGCCGATTTGCCGTTCTTTCGGGGAACGATCAAAGTCGCTTCCCGGAACCTCCGCAGATACCTCCCCTCAGTCGCTTTCTTTTCCAGCCAGCCAAAAATGCTGGCCACCAGGAACCGTTGCCACGGGCTGAGCGTCAGCCGTTTCCGCCGGGCCGCCCACTTGCCTTTGACATGCGGCATCAGTTCGATAAACCGAATGGCACGTTCCGCCGCTTCTGCATCGAACCGATAGGGCCAATCCGGATCGGTCGCCGACCTGATCAGGTCTTTCCGGTGACGCTCACATGCCAGCCGCACCCACTTGTTGACCAGAATGGTCCCGTCCAGAACATCCCGGACGTAGTGATGCGCGCTTCGGACACCGGGGTATATTGCCCCGTCCGCCATCAGAAACCTGCGAAGTCGTCTTCAAACAATTCACCCTGACCGGCCAGCAGACCCTTTTCGTCCGCCGGGCTAAGCCCCAGCATCGCCGTCAGGCTGCGCCATTGCCGAAACGTTTCGTTCAATTGGGCCACCTCCGGCCGGGATTTGTACTGCTGGCCGTTCCGGCCCTCGACCACGTAGGTTTCGCCTTTGACGTTTAGGACCTCGCGGAGTTCCAGCATCCGGGAAATCGCGCGGCAATATTCGGAAACGGTGTGTACGTAGTGCGGTTTCAATCGGCCCAGAAAATCCAGATGCGGCGCCAGGTCATCCCATACAGCCCCGGCATACTCAGGAAGATCCGTCGGTTTCAGCCGCGCTGCGTTTTCCCGATTCCGTTCCTGAACCGTCATCCCGTCCGCTTGCTTCAGCGGGACCACATTGTCCGGCTTCGCTTTGCGTCCGCGTGCCATCTCAACAACTCCGAATGTCAGTAATTTTCAGCGCCAAAACACCCTTAACCCTCTGATACAGCGGGTTTTTCCTATTCAATTCCACCCCCGTAAAAATTTGACTAGGGCGTCGGTACATAGGCGTTTCGTGCTAGACTTTTGGGGATTTGGGGAAAACTGATTTCCCATTCCCCGTTTTTAAATTTTTGCCGGAAGGGCAGGGCGGGCGAAGCCGCGTGTTAATGCCGTGTGTCTGCTATGGCAGGGCTTGCACAGCGGGCGAAGGTTCGCCCGGTCAAGCCGTTCACCACCCTCGGCAATGGCCACGATGTGATCCACCTCATTGGCTGGCATTGTAATGCCGTTGTCAGCGCAGAAGCGGCAGAGCGGTTCGTCTTGCAGCACTGCGGCTCTAACCTTGCGCCACTGGTGATCATACCCCCGGCGTGAGGGGGACGGACGATAGTCGCGCCCCCGTTTGCGGCTGGCCGCCTTACCGCAATCACATTGCCCTTTGGGTACTGCTCTTGTGCATCCGCTGATGCCGCATACAACTTTCGGCCTGACCGGCATCACATGACACCCTCCATAAAGCAGAAGAGCCCGCACCGGTTCCGTCCGGGCAGGCTCCATCTTTCTTTGTTTCAGTCAAACACAGATTCCCGCTTTGTCACGCGGCATTTTGAAATTTCTTTTCCCGGTGCCTGCTGGTTCGCGCTGCATGCCGCAGCAGCCGTGCACTGGCAGCAACCTGATTGATGGCCCACAGCCAGGCATTGAACCGGGCGATATCGTGGTGGATCAGATCAATGTTGCTCCGAATCCCCATCACCGTTTCACCGTCCCGCTTCATGATCCGGTTGCGGGAATCCCGGCGCGGCTCCTCCCAGCTTTCGAATTCGGCAATGGCGGGCTGCACACCGGCCTTAGCATGGGCGATGACCAGTGCCCGCACATCCGCTGGCAGGTCAAGCACCGCTTCATGCAGCGCGATGGCATCCGGGTCCACTTCCCGGAACCGGTCACGATGCTGCCCGCCGTCGATCCGGACGCCGAGTGCCGCCACCGCATCAAGCGACACCGTGGCAAGACGCGGGCCGCCGATGGTACGGGTGACCTGATCCACCTGCTGATCAGAATACGCCCAGATAAGCAGGGTTTCGATATCCTGTTCCTGTTTCCCGGTCATGCGTCGCTGGCGCCAAACCGGTCATTGATCACATCACCAAGCGATAATGCCGAGCGGTCGCCCGCCGCCGCTTTCTGCCCATCCGACCGATTGACTTTTAGGTACCACTTGAATTCAACCTCATCACCGGGCGCGGGATTTTCCGCGACGTTTTTCAAGACCTTAAGCCGCTTGATCTGACGCCGCCGCTTGGCAATCATCGGGTCAATGATCGCCCGTAATTCGGACATCATCGGCCAGAATTTCTCTGTTTTCCGCCACTTGGCCATGGCGTCATGCAGGATATCGGACGGCACATCCGACAGATCCTCAATGCAATCCTCGAACCGCAGTTTCCACGCCTGCTCGCTCATATCCTCAATCCGGCAATTGATGGACAGGCGGGAAAGGGCGATCTGGATTTCACCCGGTTTCGCAGGGGTCATGGACCGTTCGAACACCTCAATCGCTCTGGGCAATGCCGCAGCAACCCGGTCAGTAACCCGGGGCGGCGGGGTCCAGCCGGTGGGGTTGAAACCGACCGTCGAACGCCAGCGGTGTTCATCGCCGGTCAAGCGCTCTAGCGGCTCCGGCAAGCAAGGCCGCCTGACGCTCACCTTGAGATTTGGGGCGGTCGGAAGGTCCTGAATATTGATGATTTCGGCCATTGTCTGATCCCTTCGATAAATGCTGGTTTCCATTCATTTTCGGATGCTTGTAGCTATTCAAAATCCAGTGCCGCCACGCGGCATGCCAGTCGACATTCCGTTTGCCGCTTGCAAGGTGATAGGCCCTGAATTTCTCAGCTTCCTGATCAATTAATGGGTCACTAAACCCTTCCGATTTGGCATATTCTCGGTCCAACTCCGATGCCTGCCACCCACCACCACCAGGCAAGACGACCAATTGACCTTGCCAATCACTCCCGGCCGTCGGGTCAGGTTTCCGCGCGGGATCTGTCGCACCATCACCACCACAGTGTGATAAGTGTTCCTTTCCCTGTTCTATTCCCTGTTCGTTAGCACCTCGTGCTATAGGGTATGGCACCTCGTGCCATGGTTCCGTAGCATCTCGTGCCATATGGCGCGTCGTGCTATATGGCACCCCGTGCCATACTTCCGTGGCATCTCGTGCTATATGGCATCCGGTGCTGTATGGCACCTCGTGCACCCTTCCCGATGGTTCACGGTACCCGACAATCTGATATTGATTGCTCCGACCGCGACTGCGCGAGCCTGTTTTCAGACGTCGAATGAAGCCATTTTCCACCAGCCAATCTAGCCCGTTCTGGCACGCGCGTTTCGACATCTTGCAATCATCGGCCAACGTGGCGATGGACGGGTCACACTGCCCTGTCCGGCCATTGAGACGATACGCCAGCGACAACAGGATCAGGAACGGCATGGGCTTGATTTTCCTTGCCGGAATCTCTCGTACAAACTCTACTGCCTGATAGCTCATTCGCGCACCCCGACAGCCACATCCTGTTCCCAGTTTTCCGCCGGGTCGTCATCCGGTTCCCGGTCGTTGTAGGGGTGATATTCGGCATGTTCTGCGCCCCAGATGCACAGGGCATCCATCAGCGCTGGTGGCGGGTTTAGCACCAGCGCGCCGCCCTCCATGTGCCCGCATTCCAGAATGCTGGAAAGCAAGGCCTCAGCGGCCAGGCAATGGGGTGTCAGGGTCCGGGGCACCTGATCAGGCGCAATTCGGGTGTATGCTCGCAGATGTGTCATGCGAACCTCCTTGAGATTGACGATAGCCAACCACCGGAGGTTTCAGTCTCTGGTGGCCAGACGAACAGGGCTGAAACAACCGCTCTCAAGGAAACGGCGCACGCAAGCGTGCCCCTGAACGCCCGGCCATAGAAAAACCGCGCAAAATGGGCGCGGTTCGGGCGCCTTGAGATTTCAGACGGGGTTTCAGTCCCGGTTACGGATTTTGCCGCAACAGCCTGAATCATGCGCCTCAACCGGTTAACTGTCAACTGCGTGCGCCTGCCGCCCGCAATCCGTGCTGGACATGTGTTCCGTCTCACGCCAAGGTTTTGGGAAATCAATCCAACCAGGGGGCGGCCATGACCGTTGCAGCCACGATCAACGCATTTTTCCGCAGCCGCGCCATTGAACAGAACCCGCCGCAGACCACCCACAAGATGAAGGGCGAGGGCACAACCGATGCCGATGACATGACGGCGGATGTGGCGGAGAGTGAGGAAGGCACGGCCGCAAGCGGCCAAACGTTCTACATCGACTACGTAGACACAAACGGTGTTGCCACCAGCCGCGTCATCACCGTCTATGACATTGGTCAGAGCAATGACGGCATGCCGGTCATGAGTTGCTATTGCACACTGCGCCGGGCGCCCCGAAATTTCCGTGTTGACCGCGTCCGTGTGGTTGCTGATCTGGACGGTATCGTGGCGGATGACCCCGCCGCCTTTCTGGCCGATGCACTGGGCATGGCCCGGGAAATGGCCGACATGGTCAACACGGCAACGGAACAGTACAATGAACAGGCCAGCCGCAAGCGCGCGCTGACCATCCCGGTACAGTATCAAACCCGGCTTCTGGCCGCGCTCAGCCATTCCGACGGCGCCATGCTCAATTCCGAAGTCAATGAAATCCTGAAATATCTGGATGGTGAACTTATCGACTTCCAGCCGGACGAAGATGATCACAAGATGCTGGAACTGTATATCCGCCGCATGCGGATGACGGAAAAGGCAATAGATAGAGCCTTGCGCGAAATCGGCTGGATGGACGCCGCAGATCAACGCAGGTTCCTGAATGCCGCAATTAAAGTTATCAACGCCGATGGACGACAACACCCCGCTGAAATCGAAATGATCAACGTGTTCGCCACCGATCTGACCGGCACAACCATCATCTAATTTCATCACTGTACAGACCCTCCGTTGCTGGTTCTCGCCAGTCTGTGACGCCCGACGACTTGCGGCCATCTGAGATATCTCAGAGGAAACGCCGCCACTTTGACGCCGCCCGAAACCGGCGGGCACTGTGAAAAATTTCACAGGGTGCGGCCTGATCCGCTCGGCACGGGAGGGCGGGGTCTGTGGCAAGACATACGGACCCCAACAGAACCAAGCAGCCCGTCGACGTTCGGCAATTCGGACGATATTCAATATAATTTCTGCGAGCACTTGACTCGTAATGCGTGTGATACTAAATAGACACGCATCGTTGCGTAAAAGTCTCGATTTTGACCGAGCGCTGCTGCGCTCCTGTAACGCACTTCCACGATGGAAGTTAAAGGTCTCTGGCTGACAGCCGTTGATCTGTGAACGATAGAACGAATAACGAATATCGATAACAAGAGAAAAAGGAGAACAACATGGTTTCAACGAGCGAAAAAGGGAGATTCCTATGCTCAAAACTAGAACGACGTCGAGGACGTCGACCGCTGTAGTAGCACTAATGTTAATTGCTGACGTTGGCGCATCTATTTTTTTGTCTGATACAACAGTACCATCTGTTAATATTATTATCGGCAACAACGTCCGCATATACAATGTGATCTCAGCACCACACCACCCGCCACCAGACGGGCGACCGCCCGCCATTCTGAGAAATTCAGAAGGTGAACCGGCTGAGGGTTTGTCACCCGGCATAACGGAAAGTGACAAAATTCCATCAGATGCAGGACCACAATCCTGATTTGACATTGACGCATCCGGGCAAATTCCGGGTGCGTCTTTTCCCGTGACAACACGCATCACGCCGCCTCCCGGATATCGCAGTCGCCGATACCCAAAGCAGGTAGCTGCGCGCTGACCAGAGCTCTTGCCGTGCGCACCGGCACGGAATTGCCCACCTGCCGCGTGTGATCGGTCCCGGTACCGGCAAAATGGTATCCGGCGGGGAAGCTATGGGCTGCCGCCATTTCACGGGCGGTCAGCATGCGGAACAGGATATCGAACCGGTATCGTTCGCCGTCGATTTCCAGCACCCGTTCATCATCGGGCAGGTGCCCGGCGGCCAGCGCCTCATACACCGGCTGGATCAATGCAAAGCGCGCCTTGGTGGTCAGGGCATCCAGCGGTTCGTGAAGCGGCTTTGCCGTTTTGGCGGCACTGTAATATTTGGTGATCATTGGCTGCGCCAGCGCCAGATGATTTCCGCCGGCCGTAACTGTCGGAATGGGCAGATCAATGCCCCGGCTATCCGCATGCCTGCGCAAAACCACCAGGTAAGGCGCGGCCCCTTCAC